TTACCATCTCTTTGTATTTCTTGATAGTCTCAGGTTTGAAGTGACGCACTTGTCTTATTTTTTCATCTCTAGGGATTGGCTTTAATTTAAATCTATCATCTGTCATTTCATAAACTCTGGTTTTGGTAATGGTATTCTAACTTCCTTTATAAAGTTGTCCACCTTTACGCAGTTTGCTTTTCCAACTATTGGGTCACGCACTTGTTGTAGGCTCTGTGCTACATACATGCATGTTTCATGATCGTGGAAATGAACCCTACCCATGTGGATTTCGCTTTCCATTATGTCAGGAACTGTCAATAGATGTAATACATAATAAACTGTTTTCATGTCTCTCTCTTTCTCTTTGGGTTGCCCCCCTTCTACGAGGGGGGTCTAAGTTTTCACATGCTCTACCATGATGAAGTCACGGGGAAGGATATATGATAAACCCGCCTTCATTGCAGTGGATTTCGATTATAGTATGCTCACATGTGTCCTCAACGCTCTCACTGCTTACGTCCTACCAAGACAAAAATATTTCAAAAAAACTTGGTAGATTATTCGTACTGAACTGGAAAGTCCATTTCTATTTGTTCTGATTGTGTGTCTATCCCTTTTAGTATGTTCTCTATATCCATCATGTTGTCTTCGTTAATCACACAAGCTATGCCTCCTGCTCCAGTGATGTCTGATAAGTTCTTATCCTGCAATGCTGTAGTTTTGTTTTTGCCAGCCTTACATTCAAACGCAAAGAAATTACCTCTATGGCAACCTATAATATCGGGTACACCTCCACGTCCATACCCACCTGTCATTGGGTAGAAGTAATATGCACCAAGTTGTTTAAGTTGATCTGTTACCTTACGTTTTACTTTTGCCTCTGGGGTCATTGCCATCATGTCTTATCCTTATCAAAAAATCTTGCGTCTTGCCACGCATCAAAAAACGTAGAGTATCTACCTATGATCTCGCCAGTGTTAATAGCGTCTGCATCAAAACACGTTATTGTGAAGTCATCATCACTTTCATCATAATCTATCACGTGCCACTCTGTTTCAAATGGTAACGCAACTGTTACGCCATTCTCTTTCATTCTCTTCGTGAACTTTCTTTTTGCTATCTTTTTCTTCATGTATCCCTCAAAAAAACTGGTTTCAATTTGGGGTGTAGGAAGTTACGCCCACACCCCGTTAGGGATTTCCCTAATGACTCAATGGCTTATCACTGATGACCATAGTATCGCCACGCTCGGCTGTATCAGGGTCACCAAACAAATCTTCAACACCTTCAATGATACCTTCGTTCCATTCCTTCAACGTGGCATCAGCGTGTTCTCTGCCCATAGAACCAAACTTATTTTCTATGTGTTTTAGTGCTTGTTGATTTGTCATGCCGTGATTGTCAAGACAATCTTTTAGTGTCGCTTCAACATCTATTAACATATTTTTTACTTTACCCATTTCTCTTTCTCCTTCTAAGTTTGATTAGGGATTTCCCTAACGTAGATATAAAACTCGCTGTCACTTGCTCTATATCCTATTTCCGATTTATAATCCAGTTCGGGTTCAAGCATCATCAGCAATGCCAACTTCTCTTGAACCCACTTAGGTAAATCGTCTACACTCTCATACCACTCTTTTAGTTCGCTGTCAACACAATACATACCTAAACATGATACATGAACTCTTTTTGTATCAGAGTATATCTTCACTTGGTATAACGTGTAATCTTGTGTGTTGTGGTATTTTTTATGGTAAGACATAGCTACTTGTCTCCTCCACTTATCCCAATATATTTTACTGTAAGACATAGAACATATTGTCTCCAACCTTGTAACCCACGTCATCAACATAGCTCTTGTTCTCTAACACGTTAAGAGACATGACCTTACCTTTCAGCTCCAGGGGCAACGTGTCGGCAGTATATGTTTCATGGGGCAACTGTCGCCAATCCGTGTTTCGGTTAGCCGTACCACCAAGGTCAATAACAACATACGTTTCTTTGTCCCACTTCATATAGCCATAGACAAAGAATACTTTAATGACCTTCATCATATCTTCTTTGTATAAGTCATACTTAGCTTTCATATCTGTTATTGCCTCTTTCACTCCTGCATCTAGGAACATATAATCACTATCAAGCAACTTAAGAAGTTCGGCAATCAAACCCTTTTTGTGGACGTTGACACCTAACCCTTTCTGTGCCGATTCATAGTAATCGTTGTATACCTCTTCACGTTTCTGTTTCCACGCTATCCTAATGTCTTCTATATTTCTGATCGCAGGGTATCCCCAAGGTACAGCTCGTAAATACCTCTTGGCGTTCCTTACAGCTTGGTTCATGTTGACACTCATTGCCATATATCTTTGATTAGAATAGTCGGCATACTTAAGATTCCGTATGTTAAGAGAATACACAACGTAGTGATCTTCACTTCGGGTGGGGTTATCCCTTGGGTCTTCGTAGGATATAAAACCCATAGTGTATGGGTGACCTTCCATATACACGTACTTTCTCCTTGCATATTGACCATCAGATCGTACACCAAACTTGACACCACGAATGGCATTTTTCACTTCGATTATGAAGTTATTAATCTCTTCGTTGTGTGTTTCTATTGCCCAATCGGGTGTTTGAGGTATCCACTCATTCAGCTTACTAACCTCTAAATTTAAATCTGTGTGATTGTTACTCATTATACATCTCCTTTCTCCACTTTTTAATTTTGTTCTGTAGTTCGTTGGCAAGGTGTTGTCTACCTTCACGCAGTTTGATTTTCACCAGACTTGTACCATCTTCATACCTACGTTTTTCGTCCACAACCTTTTCCAACTTCTTCTCAATCTTCTTGAGTAACGTGTGACTATCCTCAAGATATATACCACTCCATTTAGCCATTTACTTTCTCCTCTTCTCCGTTAGGGATTTCCCTAATGATTTCCATGTTTCCAGAATAATCTGTACCGAACTGTATTTCGGGGTGCGATACCATGAGCATACTGTCACAGAAGTTTGATAACTCGTACTTACAACCTTCTGGTTCTTTGCTATCCTCTTCGTATTGTATCGCTCCGTCCTCACCTACGTTGACTTCTTTCCACGCATATTGCATACCTTGCTCTTTACCAAAGGTGTTAGCCAACTCCGTAAGGTAACGTATGCCTATCACGTCATCATACTCATCATACCACTTTATGTCCGTGTTCTTGTACTGTAGGAAAAACACCTCGCATAGTTCGTCCTTACCCCAATCTTGTGGGGGTGACTTCTCTCTATGATATATTGACCACTCAGCAAACAAGTCTAGTCGTTGTACATCTGGGTTCATCTTGTAGGTAGCGATTACCTTTTCCATGTCCTCACGTGTTTTGAACGCAACGACAATACCAACATCACTTCTGTAACCCATTATGCTACTCCTTTCTTTACTTGTTCAACCATGTCATCAAACTGTTGTTCCATTGCGTACTGGTCAGCTTGAAGTTTGTCCCACCTATCAATGAAAGATTTCTTAATAAGTAAGGGCGGTCTTCCGTTATAGTAATCGTTGTCTTTCCTATGCATACCTAACGCACGTCGCACGATAGGTTCGGGGTCGTCCTTGTGCTTATATGCCTTGTGGTAGCATAACTCTTCAAAATGTGCAGGATATTCAACATGGCAACAACTATTCTCCCAACTTGCCTCATGCCATATACCCTCAACATATTCCTCACCATTTACAAAGAAACGTATAAAAACTTTATAATTATAGTCTTGAGGAAACATGAACCAAAAGTCACTCATACTATCAAACTGCTCGTCTGCCCAAAAGTATTTATACTCATCTGGGGTTAGGTTATTACCACAATCATCAAACGTAGCACGACCTGTTTGTCTACGCACTAAATACCTATGTTTCATCACTTAACCTCCTCTGCACCTGCCTCGTGTATATTCTTGGTAAGACCAAGGGTCTTGTTTATCCATCTGTTCCAATGACTTCTTACCCTACTTGCCTCGGCTTGATCTTTTATGGTTTTCGCTCCATCATGGTAATGATATAGATCGCTAGTACGTAACCATAAGACGGCTAGATGTAGACGCATTGAGTGGTTCTCATCACGCATGATGTTCTTGTACTGCTCTATCTCTAACTTCATTTGTTCGCTGTAGGGTACACTTTGAACACCGTTCTCCCTCATGTACGTATCCAACTCACTTGCCATTTTGCGGGTATAGTTCCAATCATTGCATGGTAACATGGCATACACAGTTGTAATCCACTCGTAGAACTTATCAGCATAGGGTTTGATCTCTGCCTTTGCGTCCTTGTTGACTTGTGTCATAGCGTGTCGGAATACATACTCTGTGCCTATGTGTTGCCACTTTGAATTTTTACGTGCAAACTGTATAGGCTTACTAATGTCCTTGGGTAAGTAGTAGTCTTTATCGCCTTCGTCCTTACCTACCCAATTCATGTAATAATGAGATTGTCCTTCTCTCTTGGGTTTCCAATTCATACTGATGTATTGTCTACCCGTACCACCATAGATATAGAATCGTAGGTCATGTGGTAACAAGTTATCAAGAAAGGTGTATACTGAGGTAAAGCCATTGTTGTATATCGTCACTACTTCAACGTCCTTCTTCATCTCCCACGTTATGACCTCATACTTACCACTAGAATAGTAGTTGGTTGTGAGTGAGTGATCTAATACCATGTCGTAACGTGTATCTGACACTTTGATAATGTGTTCGAACTTTCTTGTCCGACTACCTATCGGTATTATCTTTGTGCCACGTATCGGCTTGGTGTTTGCATACCTATCGGCAATATCTCTGAAACTATTTACTCTGAAGTCTTGTTCTCTATAAGTCATAATATATCCTTTTAATTTGTATTAGGGATTTCCCTAATGGTTAGAAGTCATCTCGGTTGACGTGTAATGTCTTACCGACTTTTGATACGGCACTCTTGTTGTTCAAGATTACCCATAGCGTAGGACACGTCCAACTGCCCCACGACCCACCTAAGTAACCATCTGTAAACACGATAGTTGCTTGTGGTTTGATACCATGCTCTGCCATGTACTGGGGAACACATGCTACTTCTGTGCCTCCACCACCATCTGGTTTTGTAGAGTTTGGTAAGTTGTCAAGATCGTCCATCTCGTATACCTCGTCACGACAAACTTCTGTATCCCAATAGAGTATGCGTACCCTGCTAGGTTTTACAGTATCGCATATGCCTTTGACTTCGGACAGAAACATGCGTAACTCGTACTTGCCAATCGAACCAGATGTGTCAACTGCCAATACCAGTTCCTCGACTTTCTCGGACACGCCACTCGGCATTATCAAGTCTAGGTGTAGGTATCTTCGATTGGGTTTGTTGTATGTTGAGTAGTCACCACCTGCACATGTATCGGTAATGAACTCACGCAGGACTTCACGCCAATCGACTTGTGGGTCTAGAAAGTCTTCAAGTGTACGATTGCCACCCGACCCAACTTTTCCTGCAACCAACGCACCTTGACGTATCACGTCATCAATGTCTTTGGCTAGTTCTCGCTGTTCTTCGGCTGACAACTCTTGTGCCTCTTCCCACTCATGCGTATCGAATGGAACACCATTTCCATTAGGGAAATCCCTAACCGAACCACCTTGTTTCTTTTTCTCACGCAACGCATTGAATATCTGTGTGACGCTCATGTTGTTGTACTGCTCGTCATAACAACCATTGGCTAATGCACCCGTCATGGTAGCAAACTTGTCTAGCTTGTTCTCTTCAACGAGTTTACCATTTATCCAATAGTCACACGCCATATTCGCCAGTTCTGCGTCCATCTTGTACAGATGATAATAGATGTGTAGATGTCTTGGTAACTTGTGATAGTTCTCATGTAGCACCAAGAATCTGAGTTCGGGGTCATTCAACTGTTCGCTGTATGCACGACCATATCTTTCGTCCCGACCATTGGTACAAGCAGTAGGAACGTCATCTCTGACACTCCTATCGCCAATCGCAAGTAACCCTGCTAGTGCAGTATATCTATCTTTCATCATGATATCTGATACTGCCTTTTGTAGTCGCTGTTCGACACTAAGGTTTTGTTTAATTAATAGGTTCATCTTCTCTCCTTCCCTATCTTTTTAATTTTGCTTTCCAACACCTCTTTCCAGTTGTCATCTGGGTCAAGGTGTTCGAAAAACAGTTTCTTTATATGCCTCCTACGTAGAGCCATATGTGGGTCGACTTCGTGCTTAGAGCATAAGACGTTAAGATACGTAAGCCACTCTTCTAGCTGAGGGGTAAAGAACGATCTATTAGTCATAACTCTTTCCTTTCTATTAGGGAAATCCCTAATGGTTATACCTTATCGGCTTGATAAAGATGTTGATTGTTCATTGCCCATTCGGTGAACTTAGCGTTGGTCATCACCATTGATTGGTGCTGATAGTTCTTGGCACGAACACCATTGACAAACATAGCTTGCGCCTCAATGTCCAAGCGAACAAGATACTCCATGAACGGGGTAACAAAGTCCTTGGTCATTGAACCAAGCGAACGGAACACAACCATAACTGTGGCTGACACGCTATCGGGTATCTTCGCTGTCTTGGGTGAGTTCGCAATCTCTTCACGGCTTGGCATCTTGTCGATTAGCTTTACATATGCCATCAAGTCCAACGCACCACGTTCGCCAATCGAACCAATCAACCCTGCTGTTAACACGTTATCGCCCATGTTGTCACGTTCATGTATCAGATCACTAGCCATGTGTAGTGAACGTGGTGTGACAAATGCTGTACGCTGTTGGTTTGGGTGGAAGATGTACGGGTTGTCATCTGGGTTCTTCACGTCTTCGAACGCATGGAACAACTGTGGCGTGTCTTTTGCCCAACCAAGTATGGACGGGTGTATGTTGTTGTTCAAACCCCATGCCAACCATTCGGTGTTAGTAGTCTTGCGAACATTGACCACGATCAAACGATTACGTTGATGTGCCTCAAGCATATCGCCTACACCTTCTGTGCCTTTGTTCGTTGTGGCAAAGACAATACTATCTGGGTGTAACTTGTTACTGCCCAACTGTCGTTCTAGCGTTAGCCTTGTGAGTGCCATCTTGACCGATCTGTTAGTCTTACCATACTCGTCCAAGTCCATGATGATAGGCTTGTCCTTGATGTGCATACCAAACTCTTCGTTGGGTACGAACGATACATAGTCTTGTTCGCCATTCGCTTTGAACTTCGGCATCATGATATCGCCAAGGTCTTTCGTTGTGCAATCAACGTAGCATGGCACGTGAGTAGGAAGTGCCTTGGCTAACATCTGTAACACGGACGTTTTGCCGTTGCCCATATCGCCTTGCAGTAAGACAGTACGCTTGTTGCCTACTGCCAAGATTAGTTTCACACACTCTTCCAAGTTTAGTGAGTACATTGCTTTTGCTGTGTTTTGCATAATATATCCTTTCTCTATTTATGCGTTAGGGATTTCCCTAATGGATTACCAACCAAGTGACTTGATTGAACTAATAACGTCATCAACACTCTGCTTAGTGTTCTGACGCAACGCACCATCTTCACGTAGTGCGTCTGCTGATATACCCTCAAACGTATCCATAAGCTGACGTGTTAGGGTATGTAGTCGCTTGTCCTTATCTGCTAGGGGGACAAGTAGGTTCTCAAGCATATCGGTAATGTTAGACGTAACTGTATCATGAAACACCTTCTTATCCTCTTGGCTCTTGTAGTCTAGCCTATCGGATAGTCGTGCTAGATACTTCATTAGATCGCCCATCATACTATCAATAGCTTTACCGAACATAGCACTATAGTGCTTGTCGTATTCTTCTGCCAATGACTTGGCTTGTTCCTGCTCCATCTCCACACGGAAGTCACCACTTGTCGGAAGTGGTACAAAACTTAATCGCCAACCGAACTTGTGTCTTAACACGTCAAGAGGTGGATAGTTAGCTGGATTATACAGGTCACCAAGTAGAGTTTGTGCATTGACTACTGCGTCCTCGTAGATATCGAAAAACTTCTCAACCAACGTGTGGAACTCCTGCTCTGCTTTTGTCATGTACTGTTTGTACTTGAAGAACGTTGATGTGGGTAATAATCGCATACCCATATCTGACCAAGGTAGTGTCATGGAGGAGTGAGCGTTTCGTGTGTTACCTACAAACTTCTGTATCGCCACAAGTTCGGGACAGTTGCCTAGTAACTTCTTATGAACGTTGGCTACATTGGGGTCGGCTTTCTTTATCGTTTCCAACTCTTCTGATGCGCTAACGTCTTTCTTCCTAGCCGTGTATACTGATGCACTAAAGTCAACGAGCATAGACGCTGACGATAGATTGGGGGCTTTAATTTCTTGTTCCATTTTATATCCTTTCTGTTAGGGATTTCCCTAACCAAATATTGCCCAAAGTAGTACGCCAAAACCTAGCGCACCGATTAATAAAGCCATAAGGCTCACGAACTCGGCAAACATTGCCAAGAACGTATTCTCGATATCGTCTATTGATTTGCCATTCAGACGCATACCGAAAAATCTGTCAGACCTCTTACTTACTTCGTCAAGGTCTGGTAAACCGATTGATTGTCTTAATCCTTCTTGCATATCTTCTTTTGATACGTTCTCTGTCATATCGACTGCGATTTTCATTTTCTTGTTCATATCTTCTCCTTAGTTGCTTGTTTTGTTGTTGATACCGATAAGGTCACGCTTACGTGACACAACGATATAGTTGGACTTGTGTACTGGTGCGACACAGAACTTGACCTCCTGTGCTAACAACTCACCACACGCTAGACAAGTATTGTATCCGAGTTGCTTACGTTCGAACCGATAAGGCTCACCACACTTGTCACATTCTGGATTAGGGAAATCCCTAACGAGAACTCGCTTGAGGTCATGAGGGAATTGTTTGTTACGTATTACCATATTGATATCCTTCTTTTAGATAAATTTCTCATTATACTTTAGTATAGCATATTTGGTGTTACGTGTCAAGGGGTACAACCCTGTGGGTTTTAATAACGTATGGTGGTAAATAGTGGTAAGTTATGCAATGTTCCATAATGTTCCATAATGTTCCAAAGTGGGATTGGCTAAGTGATTGATTTTGTTGGAATGTTCCAATGTTCCAAAAATGGGGGAATTGAAGAGGTCTGGGAGATTTTGTGAGAATGTTCCAAAAAGGATTACGCAAAAGGTGGTCGCTCAAATGTTGTCGCTCAATTTTTTAGTTTGGAACATTATATATATATATATATATTTATTAGGGATTTCCCTAACCATATGCTATTAGATACCACTAGATGACACAAGATGATACGATCTACTAATGTTCCATTTTGCCTTTTTATTTTGGAACATTATGGAACATTTGGAACATTATGCTCAACGCTCTACACATCACTGGTTTCAAAAAGGCTACATGCTACAACAAGAGGTCTTTGTAGTGTTAGGTATACTAACAAGTCAATATGCGCCCACTGGTATCATATAACTGGTGTCGAAAATTTCGGCACAAAAAAAGCCACCCAAGTTTCCCTGGGTGGCTAAAGTTCATTAGGGATTTCCCTAACGGCATTGGCTGATGAGGTTAGTCAATGCAATAGATATGTCTTCAGTTTTATCGCCAAACAATTGATCGTCTTTTTCAAACAGCTTATCTGCCTTTTCAAGATAATCAATAAACATCTGTTCAGGCGTTCGTGGTTCTGCCTTTTCAGCTTTAGGCTTTAGCAACTTGCGCAGATCTTTCAACTTACTTGTAATCTCTCGTACAAGTTCGTTGCGTGGTTCGTTGTTCTTTGGGTCTTCATTATAAAGAGCAAGTTTACCCAATCCAGTTGCTATGACAACTTTCATCCCGTCATAGTACTCTTGCGAAGAAGTACATTCAGGGTTCTTTGGAGATAAGAAGTCAGTCCAGACTTTCTTCTGTTCACGTAATACTTGTATTAACTTCTTATTACCTTTTACCCAACCTTGTACAGCTTGTTCAACTTGTGGTTCGATTGGAGTTAATGCGCTAGTAGTTTCTAATGTGTCTTCAGTTTTTATGTTTGTTTTCTTATTCATGAGAATAAAAATCCTTATATTGTATTAGGGAAATCCCTAATGGGTTGAAATAAACAAGAGGTTTTTCGCTCTTGATGTACCCAGTATATCAAATATTACAACTATTTCTATAGATACGTGGGGAGAAAATACGAAACATGGCTATTTGATACCATACCCCACCCCACACCACCGGTTTTCCAAAGATGGTACTGCGTCGCATATATTACTATTTTACACAAATAAATCACGTTTCTCTGAGTTCGACCCCCTACCCCCCTCTATATAGGAACACCCCCCTATAGGAGTCCCAAACATCTTGCGTAAAAAATTTTTTGTAGTATATAATCGAACCAAATGACTATTGTAGTAGAACCAGAGTTGAACGTACCCATGAAAAAGGGTGAGTCTTCGGTTGATCTAAAGACACGTGTAGAGGCAGCCGCGAATACAGCAAAGGAGTTGGGAGAACATGGTATTGACCTTGAGCCAACAAAGGAAGACAAAGACACAGCCGCAAGATTATCCGTTGCTTACGCTGATGATCCTGAAGATGTGTCGAAAAAAGTCACCGAAAAGAAAATGTCCACGTTAACACCCGCTTCTCTTGTCTTAACAGACAGTATTTTGAAGCAGTTTGGGCGTTCTGTGGTCGAAAGTGCAGTACAAATACGGCATTTGGTGACGAATAAGCTCATAGAAGAGACCGAAAACCCCGATCCGAGGGTCAGAATACGTGCTTTAGAGCTTTTAGGTAAGATTTCGGACGTAGGATTGTTCGCTGAGAAGTCCGAAGTGACCATAACACACCAGTCTACGGACGATTTACGGGAAAGATTGCGTTCAAAACTCACAAAATTGGTAAATCCAGTCGAAGATGCGGCTGTAATTGATGGTGAACCCATAGATGTGGACAAAGAATTAGGTTTAGACGAGGAAAAAGGTGAATAAACACGCTCTTGACTTCTCTGAGGACGAAATTCAGGTCATGTTGGACAATTTAGACAAATATACACCTGAAGAAGTGGCTGAAATAGACAAAATGGTCGATGAATTAGCCACACGACAGCATAATCAGGCAGCATATGACGATTTGATAGCTTTTTGTAAACACATGCAGCCCGATTACATAGTGGGGAAACATCATAGGATGCTTGCAAACATGCTCATGGACATAGAGCAGGGTCAAAAGGACAGAATCTGTGTAAATATTCCTCCCAGACACGGAAAGTCCCAGCTTGTTTCTATAATGTTCCCCGCTTGGTTTCTTGGACGTAACCCGAACAAGAAAGTTATGATGGTTTCGCACACCACAGACTTAGCGGTGGACTTTGGACGTAAAGTGCGTAACTTAATTGCAACAGAATCCTATCAGGAGATATTTCCAACAGTGGCTTTGGCTGTGGATTCTAAGTCGGCAGGGCGTTGGAATACAAATTCAGGAGGTGAATATTATGCGTGTGGTATTGGTTCTTCTATTGCTGGGCGTGGTGCTGACCTCTTGCTCGTTGATGATCCCCATTCCGAGCAGGATGTTATAAACGGAAACTTTGAAGTCTTTGAGAAAGCGTACGACTGGTTCACATTCGGTGCGCGAACACGTCTAATGCCTGGAGGTCGGGTAGCTATCATACAGACACGGTGGCACATGGACGACCTGACAGGACGTGTTACCAAGGATATGGTAAACAACGACAAGTCTGACCAGTACGAGGTCGTGGAGTTTCCAGCCATAATGGACGTGGAAGATAAGAAGACAAAAGAAATTGTACAGAAACCTCTCTGGCCTGAGTTCTTTGACATGGAAGCCTTGCTTAGAACTAAAGCATCTATGCCTGTGTTTCAGTGGAACGCACAGTACCAGCAAGAACCGACAGCAGAAGAAGCCGCGTTGGTCAAACGTGAATGGTGGCAGATGTGGAAGAAAGAAGATCCACCGATATGTGAGTATATTATCATGTCTTTGGACGCAGCCGCAGAGACACACAACCGTGCGGACTACACAGGTCTGACGACGTGGGGTGTGTTTTTGAATGAAGAGGTGGACAACTATAACATTATATTGTTAAATAGCATAAAACGACGGTTGGAGTTTCCCGAACTCAAAGAGTTGGCTATGAACGAATATAGAGAATGGGAGCCTGACTCGTTCATCGTGGAGAAAAAGAGTGCAGGAACTGCGCTGTACCAAGAAATGAGGAGAATGGGTATACCTATACAGGAATATACGCCACACAGGGGATCTGGTGACAAGCTAGCTAGACTTAACTCCGTGACTGACATTGTGTCATCAGGTCTGTGTTGGGTTCCCGAAACACGATGGGCAGAGGAGCTAATCGAAGAGATAGCAGGGTTTCCGTTTATGAGCCACGATGACTTGGTCGACTCCACCGTCATGGCGTTGATGAGATTCAGACAGGGTGGGTTTATACGACTACCTAGTGACGAACCTGAAGAGATACAATATTTCAAACAAAGAAGGGGTGGGTATTACTAATGGCAGTAGAAAAAGGATTATTTCAAGCCCCAAAGGGTGTAGAAGAAGAAGCGACAGAACAACTTGAGATAGAAATCGTAAACCCTGAGATGGTTACGTTAGATGATGGTAGTATGGAAGTGACCATTATACCTGATGCTAAAGGTGCTGGTACAGGGGCATTTGATGAGAATATAGCGGAAAATATGGAAGAAGATCAGTTATCCGCTGTGGCTGATGAGTTACTGGGTAATATAGACTCTGATTTGGAAAGTCGTAAAGAGTGGGCGGATACGTTCGTCAAGGGTCTTGACGTGTTAGGGTTTAAGTATGAAGAGCGTACAGAACCGTGGG